GGCGGCCGAGGCGCTTTGCGTTTTCTTCGGGATCTGGATCGACCGGTTCTTGGTTTGCCGCACCTTCGCCAGCGTCCGGATCGGAGAATAAAGGACATCGAATTTGATGATGTCGTTGACGAACTCCACCGGGGCCAGATAGCCGCCGGTCGTCGGATCTCCGACGGTCATAACCTTGGTCTCAAGCTCGTCCAACGCCTTGCCCGTGAGCTTTTTTTTCAAGCCGGAGAAAAACGCCTTGGTCTCGGAGGCGGGGGTCGCTTGCTGATCGGGTTGCGGGGCGCTCAGCGTGGCAATCGCCTTTGAGAGCTCCGCCAGCCGCGCCTCGTATTTCCGTTCGTACTCGTCGAGATCGGACCGGCCGATCTTGCCCTTGAGCTGCTCTTCGTTTTTCGTCTGGAAATCGACGATGAGCTTTTTTTGTTCGTCGATAAGACTTTTCAGTTCTGCGTCCATGTGGACCTCACTTTTGAAGTTGACCCCTGGTCCATTCGACCAGGGATTTCACGGCCTCAACGGCTTCCCGCCTCTGGCCGCTATCCGCAATCGGCGGCTCGTTCCCGGGGGGAGTGTCCGCAGGGGGCGGCTCTCCCGGGAGAAGTGCCTTTAGGGAATCGATGTATAGCGCCAAATCTTTTTTCTGCTCATCACTCAAACGTTCGTCTCGCAGCGCCTCAACGCACCCGGCCAGGTCGTCCAGCGATTTAACACCGGTGACGACGGCCCCGGGACACGCCTGAAAATTGCATATCGAAATCTCGTAGAGCTCGACCTCTTTCAATCGACGAACGCCGGCCTCGTTGTCCACCGCGTCCTTGACTGTCCGATAGCCGATTGAAATTCCATCGAGCACTTCGGCCGTCATTGCCGCATAGACCTCACGCGCCTTCTGGTTGGCCTCGAGAAACAACTGTCCCTCGACGGACAGGCCGTGATCGTCCTCTGCGGCAACGAGATATCCGATCGGGGGATCCCCGGCGTTGTGGCTCCACAGGAGTTTGATCTTGCGACCCTTTTTTTCCTTGAGCGTTTTCCGAAACGCCCCGCGCTCGACGATATCGCCGTACGAATCCAGCACACCCCAGATCGAGGCATACCCGCGAAACGACCCGGATTCCGAGATCGAGCCGTCCTCAAGCTTAAACCGAAAATATTTCACTTCTTGTTTTTTCATGGCGTCTCCTAGTCCACGATCGGGTAGGTGGTGCACAGGCAGTTGACGACGTTCCCGGCGTCTCCCCGCGGATCTCCCGGATACGCCATCGCCTGACCGTCAACGTGAAAATCCTCCGTAACCCCTACCTCTTGACCGTCTGCCGCGATATGCGCATCCCGCGAGTCGGGAACAAACGAGCACATCCAGCCCTTGCGCGTCACAAACTCCGTGTCCTTGTACCCCTCCACCTGGCCCCAGTTTTCGACCTTGGCCGATTCGGTCCTGGCAATGGTTCGGCAGCGCCATTGCGCGAACGATTTCAGCTTGTCGATCAATCTCTGGGTCAGCTCCTCCGTGGTCCAGTTCTCGGCCTCCGCCAGCATCAGTTGGTCGCGGACAAGCGCCATTGTCGTCTTGGCGATTTTTGTCCCAGACTCAAGGATGATCTGGTCTAAATATTCCAGCGCCTCGGGCGACAGGTCATAGAGATCAACCTTCTCCTCGAGTTCGGGGAGTTCGCCCTTGGAGGCCCTAACCCCGGCCGCAATGGCGCGGCGGGCGGCCTGATAGGCCCAGGGACGAGCACGCTTGAAATACTCCCGGGCCTCGGCCTCAAGGTCGACGCTCCGCGCCTTGGAAACGCGGTCGGCCTGGTCCTTGAGGAACATGTAGGCGATGGCAACAAGGGATCGCTCCTTCGTCTCCACGCGGCGAACGAAGTTGTGCCAGAGGGCTTCTTTTCTGTCCGCGGGCGCCCAGGATTTCCGGGCCACGGGCCCGGTCCCGGCCTTGTCGTCGTCCGCTTGAGACGATGCGGGCGATTCTTGCGAGACCAGCGCACTTTGACCCGCCGTGACCATCTCCAGCGGAAGCGTAGCGTAAGAGACGAGGATCGCCTCCCCGCCGGCGGCCTTGCCGACTGGGGCGAGACCAACGCCCTTACGCTTTTCGTCGATCTTCATAAACTCAGCCGCGTTTATATAAGCGAATTTCTTTTCCCGGTCCTCTTGGAGCGCCTCGATCTGATTTCGATCCACCGACAACCACAGGTTGTCTCCAAACATCGGACATAACCAGGTGTTCAGGTCGTCGACAAACTCGTCCATCAGCGGGAGTACAGTCTCTGTATAGAGGGACCGCCGCGCCTCCTGGAAATTGGAGTACGTTTTGTTTGCGGAGTCGCCGATTAATTCCGGGGCGATGTTGAACACGGCCGCGATTTCGCGCTTGTTATGCACAATCCCCTGGATCCAATCCAGCTCCTTTGGGGATATGCTCATCTGTTGCCATGACAACCCGCCCTCGAGCAACAGCGGCTCTCCGGCGTTCTCGTAACCCTGGTACTGCTCCTTGACGCGGGCCCTCAGCCGCTGGTATTGTGCGTCTCCCAGTTGCAGCTCGGTTGCCAAAACACCCGGCGGCCGCATATCGTTTTGCAGCAGCCGCATGTTCCACTCGGCGGCCATGTTGGACACGTCGACGCCGCGGGAGGCAACGGTCAGCGGGGAGAGCCCGTACCAGTCGTCCGTCGGATGGAATAGTTTCGAGTGCAGGACAAGCCTCGGGTCCAGCTGTGTTTTCTGCCCCCTGACCTCGTACTCGTACCCGCCGACCAACACGCCCCCAGAACCAGGCACTACGCGCATTCGCTGGGGCATCGGGAGAAACAGGGCCGCCGGCGGCATGGACGACATCGGACGCACCGCTTGGACGTAAGAATTACCGTGAAGCAGCAGTTGCGAAAATCGCCGCCGCATCCATGCGCGCTGTCCCTCGTATTCGTTTGGCCGCCATAGGAGATCTAGAAGCGGATGGTCGTCAATCTCCTTGTCCGCGCCGTCGGTAAGCCGGAATTGAATCCCCGCCGCCGCGCTCGCGATTTTCGTCACACACGCGTAGACGGCCATGCATTTCTCATAACCCTCTTTCGCAAGCGTCTGAAAATCCTGAGACGACCAGACCGCCCGCTTCCCGAGTCCGACAAGAATCGCTTGGACCAGCGGATCACGGACGGCCGAGGCGCGGGCCTTCGTGGCCGGCGGCAGGTCTCCGAACATAAGGAATCGGGCCCGCTGGATTATATTCACGCAAGGCTCCTTATGCGGGGTTCCGCAAGGTGACGGAGAATCCACCACGCCAGGGCAAGGGCAATGACACAGTCGTCGTGATAGCCCTCGGGAGCGCTATAGGACACCGTCCCGCTTCGGTTCATCGTGTACTCGTAGATGTCGAGTTCGTTTCGCTGAGTCGGATCATTTAGGATTTTGATTTCCTGTTTTTCGAACGCGAGCATCAGGGCCTCAATCAGTTGGCCCTTGGACTCGTTGGTAAATTTGTATCCCGTCACCGCCAACCCGGCGCGGCGGAGGTCGTCAAATATCGGGTCACCGATCCCCGTGGAATCCAATAGCAACCGGGCCCCGTATCGATTGACTGCCGCGATAATGCGGCTCTTTTGGACCGCCCAATCCAGCAGGTTGAACCGGTCTAGGAACACCTGACGGCCGACGGGATCAAGAATCGTCAGGACAGTAAAATCGGTAAGCCGCGCTAGGTCCAGGCCGGCAACATAGTCGACGCCCTTGATTGGCCCCGCGGGCTCCGATCCGACACAGGCCGCGATGTTCCGGAATACGCCGGCCGAATTGTCCAGGAACTCAGCTAGATATTCTTGCGCATACACGTCCGCCGGAAGCGATTCGCGGGCGTGTTGGAGGTCCTCCGGGCGGATGAGCGGATTGTCAGAGCTGGGGAATTTCCACGACTTGAACTCCGTTTGCAGCGGGTCCTGTCCCCGCGTCCATAGCTCGTAAAACCAGTTTTTGCCTTTGGGTGTTGATCCGAACAGCACGGATCCATGAGTGTCTGAGACTGCCGGGCGGATCACCTCTTCCCAAACCTCGCGCCGCATCCGGGCGGCCTCGTCCAGGACGACGCGCTTCAGGCCAGAGCCCCGGAGCGTGTCCGGGTTGTCAGCCGATTTGAAATGCTCGACACCGCCTGACTTATACACGATACGGAGCTCAGAGATCGAGACGTCCTGGA